CCGCCCCAGTATTGATTAAATCCACTTGCATTTATGTAATCCCAAGCGGATGTTCCAATGCTGTCGGTTCCCCAAGTTGTTAACTGTTCTCCATTTAAGTAAACGCGAAGTCTATCCGCCTGTGTGCCTTGCGTAGTATCAGCGCGAATAACCATATGATACCAAGCACCCACATCACGAAACACTGGGCTTCCTGTTGTGTTGCCTTTGTTGCCATCCGCTGTCGATTGAAATGTAAACTTTTCGTTACTGTCCCACGACCAAAACATATACGCAGCGCCGCTAGAGCCAGCGCTAAACATTTCGTTAGCCGCTTGACCAGCACCAATACTATATTTTTTAAACCAAAAACTAGCCGTCCAGATATTGCCACTGCTTGGCGTTCCGGCTTGCCAGTATATCTGTGAGTTAGACGCATCTGACATACGCACAGAGTTGTCAATGCTGTAGGGGTAAAACCCAGCCGCCCCACTTGCATAAATCCATTGGCTTGACCCTACTGGTGTAGACATGCAACCCCCTAGCCAAACGCCAGTTGAGGCGTACCAAGTAGAATGGAATCTGTACCCTTAACAACGTAAGGCACAATGTCATACGCATCAGCAGCAGTTGATAGCGTCAAGCCAGCTGCACCAGCAGTCTCATAGTCAGTGTCAAGAGATACTGTATAGCCGCCTGTGCTATCCTGTATAAAGATGATAAAGCCTGACTGACCAATAGTCTCAGTAGTCGGGTTAGCCAGTGTCGCATTGTTTGTCAGCGTCAGGACAAAGTTTTGATAGCTGGAAAAGTCCAATGTAGTGCTGCCGCTTACAGATGCATTGGTATTAACAGCACCTTGCACAGCAGCATTAAACACAACCGCACCGCTAAACGTGCCGCCTGTTGCTGGGATAGCATCAGCCACGCTAAACAAACCAAAGACTGTAACCTCGCAAATATCGCCACCAGCAAGCGCAGCAAGGTTATCAATGGTATTAGCCGTGTTAGTGTCGTAGTCCGTGCCAGCAACCAGCAAAACGCCATTAAGGTGTACTGTAAGATTAACGCCAGACGTAAAGGCTAGTGATAAGCCATTGTCATCTGTTCCAGAGATGCTTGTCTCGCCACCAGTTGCAGTGTAGGTGAAGCGAGTAATATTCGCAAAGTCTGCACTAGGGCCGAGATAAGGCATCAGGTGATCTCCATAATACTCAATGTCGCGTCAATCTTGCTAGCCACATTGCAGTCAACCTTAACAATGTCTGTTGTCTGCAATATGTACTTGTTGCCAGCCATCAGTTCCAATGAAGAACCAGCCAAGATAGATACGTCTTTGATGACGTTAACTGTCTGGTTAGTCTCATTATCAACCGTTGTTGAAGCAATCTGTACTGTGGCTGTGATAGCCGATGTATGTACGTTGGTTAATGTTAGGCCAATAATAACCGTAGTTGTACTGGCTGGAACAGTGTAAAGATCATCCGGCGTACCAGCACTGGCTGGCATAGCCGCATTAGTTTTAAGTTTGAACGTATTAGCCATTTAATTATCCTAGTGCTATTGCCAATGCTGTTGCGGTATCAGCCGCTACAGATTCAATCAATGACGTTTGAATAGTAGCGACATCAATGAATAGAGTATAAAGACCAGAGTTAACATTAGTAGTTAATGGGAGAACACCAGCAGATGTGTGAACGGCACTAACCCGAAAAACATTATTTGTTGTTGTATCAGTAACAGTATCGCCGATGTTATAATCCACACCAGCTGCCCAAGCACCTTTGTAATCACCAGCGTTTGTCGTAACAATTGGTGTGCCATTTGCGTCAAATGATAAGAACTTACCAGAACGCTCAGATGCAGATGGCAATACAAGTGACAAATCACCTGATGCATCAAAATCAGTCAAACGAATAGTACGGCCTACAGCATCATCAATATCAGCTGCAATAGCCATAAACTTATCAAGCTCTGTGTTAAGAGAGGCTACATCAAATGGGCCAGATGTAGGAAAGTCAGTTACACGCTCAAGCTCAACATCGCGTGTTATAACAACCGTGCTGCCACCAGATATGCCGGTAACTTCATTGCCTGATGTAAAGTGAATATAACCAGTCGTGCCTGATGTGTGTGCAATGGTATTGCCAGAATCATCAGCAGTTGTGTATTTCGTTGTTAATGTTTGAAGAGTTTCATCAACATATACGTTAAGGTCTTCATCCTCAAAGAACTCAAACGGCACAACAAACGCAGACTGAGTAACGCCAGCCGCGACAGTGTACGATATACGAGGGTTGTTATCACTTAAATTAATAGTCATGCTAATCCCCTATCATAGCAATAATGCACTACACAACGCACAATCAATTACGTCCAATACCACCAATAAACTCGCGCATATCATCACGGATTGGATGTAGACCAATAAATGGCAATGCATATTTTATACGTTCCGCGCCATCAGATACATCGCCATTAGCAAAATCGCGCAATGCTCTACCATATTCCAAACCAAGCCCAGCTGGTGCGCCAAACGGCTCAACAAAAGCATCCATTAAATGCTCTTCTTTATCTTTACTAATATATCTTGGAGGTATTGGGGTATCTACTCCGAGGTTTGCAGCAATACCTAAACCTGTATATGCAAGATCAGAGTAAATACCAAGCACACCAGAATGATCAATGATACGAGCTATAATCTCAGGATTATCACGTTTTTCAAACCAGTAATCGGGTTTTTTCATTGAAAGAGATAGATAAGACAATCCAATTAATGATGCTATACCTTGTAATCTATATCTCCTATTTGGATCACGAATAGCCCCAAGTATTTTATTGTTTGCACCAAAGGTAAAGTTCATGAAAGTAAACGGCAAAGTCATCAAACCGCTTTCAATGCGCACCATGTTTTCATTGCCTGTGCGCAGCCGCTTCTCAATAGGAAACTGTGAAGGAAACCTTTTACGAACAGCTTGAAAGAATGGATTATCACGAATGTATGCAACGCCATCAACAATCAATGGCTTGTCAAACGTTTGTCCCATAACAATTGTATTGTTTGCATGTGAGGCAAGTGCAGCTTGATACTTACGCAATACTTCTCTTGCAGCTGGGGTAGATTGATCCCATGCATCAGTATTAGCAAACTCAAAGTCAAACCTGTCATGCTTTTCGGTAGGTGCTTTGGCTATAAACTTAGCCATATCTTCATCAATGCCATACCGTGCAAGATACTCACGGTCAAACAATGAAATCTTTCCGTCAGCCCACTGACGAGATAGCTTAATAAATTTATTATTTGTAACAAACTGATCTAATGTTTTGCCACCAAAAGTAATAGGGGCAAGCAAATTTGCCGTGTACATAATCTGATTGCCGCGCTGAATAACACGTTCATTAAGGTTAGGCTTAACTTTTCTTGCTGTGTCATTGAGCATTTCTCTGGCGTAAACATTTTTAGCAAGGTCAAACAACTCACCACTAAACTGAGCCTCCCTTATTACTTTGCCAGTAAAAGCGGTGTCAGTTGCAGCCATGCCAGCTGCAATAACATCCTTCATGCCATGAGCCATAATAATAGACCCTGTATCAGTAATAGCAGATACACCAGCTAGAGGAAGAAATGTCCATCCTGCCCAAGCCTTAGCAGCTTTAGCAGCTTGATTGTCCCAACGATCCGGGCTGCGCTGAAGCGTACCCATCACACGCTCATAATCACCATAGAAGTCAGCAAGTAAACGGCTGCGTTCTTTTGGGTTCTTGCCAGACCGCATCAAAGCGTCATCTAAATCTTCCAATACTTCATCAATGTTTCTGCCACCAAACTTATTAGCAAAAGAAATCTGGCGACCCATACGATCTATGTATGTGTAAAGGGCTTCCATATCTGCATGAATGTAATCAACAACCTTGGCAACATCGATATTGGTTTTACGTTGTTTAAGATGTTTGGCTCTGCCAGCTTTGTCTGCGCTGCGCAAAATGTTTTCCATCTCCTCACCATCTTCTTGCATGATACGAGACAAAGTACGTTCAGCATCAGAAAATGCAAGGAAGTCATCAGCATCTTCTCCATTGGCTAGACGCTGCATCTTGTAATCATCAGCAAATATGTTGGTAAGAGCAAACCGTGGCTCATCAAGAGCTAGCTTACCTTTGTCATAAAATATAGGAAACACAAAGTTTGAACGGAGGGGTTTGTCAATCTGTGATTCGTAAAAGTCAATACGATCACGCAATGTATTTTGCCGATTGTCTAACGCATCACGAAAAGCTGATTGTTTTTTGGTGACACCGCCACCTTTCTTTATACTGTCTTCAAGATCAGCTAGCTTCTGTGTAACTTTATCTAACTCAGCCTGATTCTTTGTTATAATCTTGCCTAAACGCTCGTTGTTCTTAACAAGCCCAGTGTAATGCATGTCATCAGAAAATGACTTAAACAAATCACCAAGAAGCACACCAGCTTCTTTTTGTTGATCAGTCATTCCATCTTTGCCAAGCCTACTTAGTCTTGGATCATTTGAATTAGATAAGATGTATCTACGAATAGTGTCTTTAGACCAATCATCAAAGCCACTCATTGGATTGTAGATAGTTCCAACTCTAGCAGCTTTGGCAATACCACGAACTTGTTGCGAATGAAGATCGCGCATTGTTTGATTAACACGTTCAAACTGACCAATAAATGTTTGCGCCTCCTGTGCTACAGACTGAAACGCTCTGCCCTGTCTTGCGCCTTGAGTAGATACAGCACCATTATACGAAAGCGATGCATAATATTGTTTTACTTCATCAGGTAAATCGCCACGCTGCATAGCACGTTGCGATGGACTGCCCATCCAGTTTACTTGAGTGGTGTCAAAATCGCCGCCAGAGCTTGCTGTATAGCCATCATCAAGATTAGTGGCATCATCAGCCCAAACATGCTTAAACTTCTCGCCACGGTACAACCTACCCATCTTAGAGGCAGTGCTTTGAAAGAATGGCTTGGTGTAGGGTGCTGCCCTCATTAATCCACCGAAACCAGCCGACAATGCTGTTGACATAACAATGTTGCTAGCAGCTTCATATGGCTCATCAGCCACAGCAAAAGGTGCGCGTCTAGCTTCTGAAGCTAAACCAAAGGCCAGACCTGCGCCAGCACCCCTTATCACCGCCTGACCGAAGGTCTGACCAGCTTTAATAAACTGAAATCCGGGTATCAACGAAGCAAGAGCAAGTGGATCAGTGATGCCACCAGCCAACTGTGCTGTGATACCAGCCTCGGCTGCTACACGCCTACGCTCGATTGCAGTAAATGCACGTTCTTCAAGGTATGCAAGATGTTGAGCATTCTTTGCTCTAACAAGATCATCGTAATAAGGAAGAAGCTCTTCAGATATATTCGAAGCAACATCAAACTCAGGGTCAATGTCTACGCTACCAAACAAACGCTCTTCTTCGACACGTTCAATAAGCGGCATGTTGTTGTATGCCACATTAGCTTTATAACCTTCCCACCAACTAACAGGAGTTTCTTCACTTATAGCCGCTGGGATCGGTACAAAAAAATCTCTGCGTCCAATATCCATCATGGTGCAAATGCTTCATCAAATATTGATTGATTTTTAACAAACAGTTCTCTTGCAGATGCTGCATCTCTGCGCAGCTGTTGAACAGAAATGTTTCTGCGTTCAGCCATTTTATTAACAACATACTGATTGCCAACCTGTAATGGCTTGCCGTTATGAGTAATGATGTTTTTGTCAGCATCAACAAAAGTATAAACAGGAAGAGCTGAACCTTCTCTTATATCAGGGACAAGAAATGCATTGACGCCAATTTTTAAATTAGAATCAACCAAGCCTAACTTCATATCGATTGCATCATTAAAATCACCCATGGTTATATCGTCTGTATATGCACGTTCTGGCGTATACCGTGAACGACCAATGCTTGGATGAAGCATATCACTTTTTCTAAACACAGTATCGCCAGCAGATTTTAAGATGCGTCTAGCTCTTTCTTTATCCATTGAAAATAAAAGATCGTCTGCAAAACGTGTGTAAAAAGTTATCTCAGAAGGGCTGGCATCATCAGAAATATTATCAGTAACAAACTTTCTAACAGCTGAATCAACACTGCCTTTTTTCTCACCCAGCTTACCAAGTATATTAGCCTTAATTTCTTCAGTTGTAGCTTTATCCTTTAAACGAAAACCATTCATAAACTCAGGCAGAGCTTGATTGCCGAGAACATCTTGTACATTAATTAAGGTTTCATACATTATAACAGCTTCGTCACTAAGACCTCTAGTTAACTGTTCTGTGTATGTGCCGCGATTAAAACGTGTTGCTTGCTGATACATTGCAATAGCAACAGGCAGCTGATCTGCTGTCATAGTGCTAACATTTTGCAAATAATCTTTAACAACAGTAGGCATCTCACCAGTTGTGTTAAACAATAAATGATGCACCGCACCAAACTGCGCATCCCACGCAACTCTCTGCGCACCATTTTCTGGAGGTGTCATAATGGTTTGAAGATTATTCTCAAGATCAACAGATGATCTAATGTTAATAGCATTAAACACTCTATCTGATTCGCCAACATTTAAATTGTTTCCAGCAGCCATGCTATTTATAGCTGCGCCAGTAAGCATATTATCTTTTTCAGCATTAAACTGTTCTTGTACTGTGCCTTGACGAGTTCTAACATCACGCGCCATTTGAGCGTGAAGACCAGCAAACACTTTATCATTAAGATACTTCTGGTCTAGTCCAGCTTTCTGAAGAGCATCTTTAAATTGTTTAGGAATACCATCAAGACTTCTATTCTCAATGGCTATAGCCATATAATTTAAATGAGCAGAAAGAACTGATTGCTTTTGATACGGATCATCAGCTGGAAGAAACTGTTCTAATTTATTAGATATATTAATAATGTCGCCAGTAACAAAAGCAGCGCGTAAATTTTTAGACGTTTCTGGCAAAAACGCCATGCCAAGTCTGTCGCCATGCTCTGCCATAACGCCATTTAATTCTTCAATTTTGTTAGTCAGCAAAAGCCTCGCAGAGAGAGTTGCGCCAGACCTAGCACTTTTCTCAATGTCTGAAATAGCGTTATATAAAACATTGACAGCATTTTGTGCAGCATTCTTATCTTCAAGCTCTTCCTGATCTATAAACAGTTTAGTTTGATATTGCTTGGAAGTAATTGCGCCAGTTGATTCAACAAAACCAGCAAACTTGCCAGCTTGCGCTTTGGTTGTATCTAAATAAGTTTGAAAATCTTCAGCAAAACCATCAGGGTCTCGTTCATGAACTTTAGCCAAACGCTTTGCCTGATCGTCAAGATCAAGAACCAAAGCATCTTGATAACGCTTATTGGCAATAGGCTCATAAAACTGTTGGGCAACAGGAGAAAGAGACTTTGGAATCTCTGGGAATGTTAGGTTTCCGTTTGCATCCCTTGCACTAATAGCAGCAAGACGAGCGTCATCCTGTCCCTTTTGTTTTTCTTTATTATAAGCATATTCAAATGCAGCATCAAAGATACGCTTGCCAGCACTCTGCATAGCCCTACCAGCTTCAACACCACCTTTACCCATAGACACAATACCGATTGGGCCTATGGTAGTTTCAGTGCCTTTTAATACTTCAATCTTAGCCATTACGTTACCTGACTTACTTTATATCCATTGCCAGCAACAGTAGAAATCTGAGACATCAAAGCCTGATCAGCTGCCCACTGTCCTTCCATCTGCGCAAACCTTGCCTGAGATTCGTATCTTCCTCTGGTAAATAAACTTTGCAGTTGTATTGCTGAAAGCTCTTGTTCTGTCTTTTCTCTGCCAGCTTTTTGAATTGCTTTTAATGAACGGTCATCACCGCGTCTGTTGAATCCAGCAATAGCAGATGAGTTTTTAAGAAATGATGTGTATGCTTTTGATCTAGCTGTAGACTGACGTTCAGCTTGCAGCTTAACCATTTCTTTGTTTTCTCTAGCCTGTCTAGCAATCTCATCTTGACGCACACGTTCTGCATCAGCCGCTTGCTGTGCGCCAGTTATGTCCATTGCAGTGCCAACTGCTAATGCCGCATAAGCCCAAAAACTCATTAGAATGCCACCTCCACCACCATGCCGTTTAGCTGCATATCAAGTGGTGCTATCTGTGAGATTGTAACAATTGGGTCTTTGCTATAACCCAACACCCTAAATTCCTTCTTACCTGTAAAAGCCTGACGAGGCTGCGCAGGGTTAAAGTTAACATTGCGAATAATCATGTTTGTACCGTTAACAGAAATACTTAACGTATCCTTAATATCAAGAACAACATTAGTAATCTTACGAGGTCTGCCAGTCAAAGGCCCACCCGGAACCTGACCATCAATTGGCATTGTCTGTAACTCAGGAATAAACTTATAACCAATCTCAGCTGACGTTGATAGCTTAACTGCACTAACATCAACCTCACCACCAGCTACAGTAAATGATCCAAGATACTCTGTATCATCTACAACATCTACAACAGCACCGTTAGAAAAATGTGCAGACACATCGAAAACACCAGCAGTACCAGTAAAATCATTACTAAAGTCCATGTTTAAATCTTTATCAAACTGCTCTAAGAATAGCTTATTTGTACCTGATCCGTCATCCCTAACAGATACAGCAAACAATTCTTCGTCAACAGCACACACAGAATGGAACCTACCCTCAGTAGTCCAGCGCATCCAACCAGCACGTTTCTCAGCACGGATGCTGTAGAACACAGCAATCTCACCATTGTCCATCAAAAAGAATGCATAGGCACCCGGACGATCAAGCGCACCCTTAACAGATGTAAGTTGAATAGGGTTAGATATTAAATGAGACGAAAGTATTGATACCATGTTTGTTGTATAAGCACCTTCACTATCGTTAAAGATATACTCTCTAACTGCGCTACCAGTTGCTTGCACAAACAATGTGCCACCATCTAAAGATAATGGTCTGACATATCCAGTACCAAATGGTGTTTGTTCTGAAACCTTGGCAATAGATGCTGTAATTGGCTGATCTTGGAATGCTGGAAGATAAAACTCCCCTTGGTTAGCAAACACTTGCAAGTCTCTATTAGATACAAGATGCCTAATAAAGTTAGTAACACCCACAGATACTTCAAGATCAATGGCATCAAAGTCTTCACCGTCGCCAACATCAAAGTTAAAGAACTCACCAGAAGCTGATGCCCAAATGCCACTTGGCTGTGAAGGTGTACCGCCAAACCACAAACGATTTTCGTGAAACGTAATAGCAGCTGGGAAACCACGATACGAACTGTATGATTGCTCATACCAATCTGTTGTTGCAGCAGTGCTGCTTATAATAGGGTTGCCACCGCCAGTAGCTGTAGAAGAAGCAGAGCCGCCAGCCTGATAGTCAAACTCATTAGCATTCAATATTCTAGTAATTGTTCTTGTGCCATTTATGTTGCCATTATTGATGCCACCCAAAGCACCAGCATCACTAATGACAATGCTATCCCCAACAGACAAACCGTGATCAGGCATAACAACGTGAACTTTGTTAGAGCCTTCAGTTGTATTCAAAGAATCAAAGTCAAGCTGTCTTTCAATAGTACCCTGTACATCAGCGGTTGCTGTTGTTGAATTGGTAACTGCTGTAATATCAACTTGAGTATCGTGAATCAAAAGACTTGACCCAACCATACCAGCATTAAAATACGCAGAACTTGTTGTAAGTGTTATGCCACTACCAGTTGTAGCTGAAGGTGAAATAGTTACACCGCTACCTTGAAAGTTGTAATAAGGCTGAAGAATACGATTGCCATCAGCTGATGTATCAAACTCAAACACACGAACTTCAAATGAGGTAAGGCTAGTTCTTACAAGCTCAAGCGGCATAAAGTCATTATGCGCAATAAACATAAAGTCACCCTGTTGCGCATATGTAAACTCAGTAAGGTTTGTGTTGTCTATTGGCAAAGCATTAGTATCAACATCTTGTGTTAAGGTAGCTACTTTAGAGTTATATGATCCATCTGTATTGATGCGAAACACATCTATCTGACCAGAACTAAAAGCAACAACATACTTTTCGTCACTTGAGAAAACAAACGGCTCAAGACGAATCTGTTGTTTTAAACTATTATCGTATGTGTGAGAAAAGTTGAATAAACGCTTACTGCCAGAGCGATTAATAATACCGCCCTCTGCCCGAATGAATACATTCTTAACAGATTGACCGGCTTGATTATATACAGCTGAATCAATACGGCTAGTTAAGGAAGGGTTGATTTCACCAAAAACAAAGTTGTTTAGCGGTATGCGTATTCTCGCCATTAACTCCGCCTTTCAGTAATAAACCTCGATGTAACAAGTTTGCGTGTTGTTTGTTGTTGACTATCTAACGTCTTTGCTTGCTGAAGAAGCTCTGCCCCTTTACGCTCAAGCAATGCTGACAGTTGCTCATCTCTGGCTACTGATAACGCAAATGATGCGCCAAGAGCAAACTCAGCTGCAAGCGTAAAGTAAGAAGGAAAGCTAGGCTCCAATGCTCTGAAAGTATAGTCAGCAATCAATGCATCATTCTGTGATGAGTTGCTAAATACTTTGTCAGAATAAATATTGTACTCAATAATTGCATCATTAACTGTAACAGCATGAAGCATCAATAAATCTGAAGGTAGCTGATGAGCAGCATCATATCTACCAGTAGGCGCATTAGTAAGCAGATTTAACTCTGCTTGCTTTGTAGAAAACCGCCAGCGGCTAGAACACATTAACGTGCGAATTACATCTTCATATATAGCATTAGCAACAGTTGCTTCAGTGCTTGATGATGTAAACGAAGTAATCGGCTCTGCTCCAATAAGGATCAGGCCGCGCGATGCAATATCAATATCTGAATTAGCTACTGTTGGCATAGCGTAATGGGGGGCCGAAGCCCCCCACTCCTATTAGTCAGAGTCAGTTGCTGTGATTGCAACACCGTTAACAATATCGATGTTAGTGCCATCACTTTGATTGCAATAAGCATGCGACACTACAGGTGTGCCGCCTGTTGATGAAACAACAGTGATTACATCATTTTTGCGAATCATATCGATTGCATCAATAAAATAATCTTCTGTGTTTACATCTGCAATAGTATCAGCAGTTGTGTAAATCCACATACGCTGAGCTGAAGAGCCACCAACTAGGGTAAGACCAGATGCTGAATATGCCATTTTATCTTACTCCTTCTTAGTTGTTATCAAGGACTTCATAGACACCGTTGTCGTCAATAACAACAGCACCCATTGACATCATTGAAGTTGCAAGGTGAGCAGCTTTCTCAGGCACATAATTGATCTCTGTCTGAACATCAGCATTGATGCCAAGACCAACAGCAGTTGCATGGTAAGCCATATTCTTACCAGCAGTGATTGCTGATGTTGAAAAGATCTTGAAGCCCAAGAACTCTTTCATTGTCATGCCGCCAGCGAATGGCAGATTCTGTTCACCGACATAATCTGATGAGGCAAACTCATCAATCAAGAACAGGTCTGCATATCCTTTTGGATGCATAGCAAGATAACGCTGACCATCTTCTGGAATATTGGCGGTGCCAAATGTTTCAAAAAGAGTAAGCAGATTAGCTTTAGTCAAAGCTGCGCCAGTTGTGCTGATCTGAGTTGCATTCGCACCAGCGTCCATAGCTGTGTACAAAATGTCATCGGTTTTGCGACCCAAAGCAGCAGCAGCTGATTGTGCTACAGCTTGACGCTCATCGATGTTGGTCTTCAACTCATCGAGCTTGTCGATGTACTCTGGTGCATAGTAGTCAGCCATAGTAGCTTCTACGTTAGTATGCGCCAGTTCCATTGGAGTTACGTTGCCGTTACGAGACTTAGTGTTTGCTGATCCAGTACCAATCTTCTGAAAGCGAACAACAGAACCACGAACATTACCAGCGGTGCGAACAGTATTGCGGAGTTTAGAACCCATACGCTGATAAGCCATGTGAACTTCAGTCTCGAACTGCTTGATAAAGGCTTGGTCAATTGTATTAGCCATTTCTTTCAGTCCTTATAAAAAGTTACACTACACCAACGGTTGTCCGTTTCGTTCCTCATCCAGTTGTCCCATAAGGGGCTGTCAGATTAAAACAGGCCGTAATATCATTCAAATCTCACTTCTATGTTGTAATTGCAACGCACAAAACGCACACAGTTAAAGCCATTAATAACTGTAGGTTTGTGGGCAAAAATAAAACCTAACCAATCCAACCACTTAATTGTTTTGTTGTGATCAGCTGGTACAACATTTTCTAATATATCGTATTGAGTTTGGAGATGTTCTACAATTTGCTTAGTAACTCTAAGGAACTTACGCCACTCCTTGTCTATTAAATCACTACCAAGCAACCATATAACCGCACTATATAAATCATCTTCATCAGATATTCCTGAGACACCATACATACATGCTGGTTCTCCATTGATAAGAATAGTCCATGTTTCACCATTCTTATCAGCGAGAGGTAAGTGCAAAGCAGACCAAGGCGATGCGCCAGAGATCATGCATTCACGAATGTCTGTAGTCCTAAGACGATGTTGAAGATAACCAGCATGTTCGCTGGTTGCCTTCACTATTTCTACGCCATCTGCCTTATGGTAGATGTTACCGATAGAGTTGGGAAAAACCCTCTTCGACTTGCTTGACATATGCAGCATCTCTCTTGACAGGGTTCCAGTAACGTGGGTCTTGCATCATTGAACGCAGATCAGATTCTGATGTGCGACCAAGAGGCTGACCATCAGGTGATACAGATGATCCCTGCATTTGAGACATAAGAAACTCTAAAGCCTCAATGCCTTTTGCTGACTGACCAATGCTAACAATCACTTCCTCAAACTCTGCCGGAAAAAACTTTTTAGACCAGAGATCGACAGCTTCAATACGAGCATCAGCATTATCACCAAGAAGCTGACGTTCAGCATCAAGATCAGGCTGCATAGCCTCAAGAGCTTCTGCATACTGACTAATGCCATCTTCAAACTCTTCTTGGCTATATCCATTTTCATATGCATGATTAGCCCACCATTGAAACAATGCATTATCAGTTGCAAGCTCTGGGTCAACAGCTTCTGGAATGCTATAGTCACCAGCTGTAGCTGGTCTATTTGAGTATGCTTCTTGTTCTAGTTCAGAAACAATCTTGTCTCTAAGAGCATCTTCACCCTGACCTAGCTTTGATTCTAGCTCAGAATATGATGATGCCATATCTTCTGGTGATTTAAATTTCTCAGGAAGCCACTCTGGTCGATCGGACACAGGTGCTTCTGTAGCCACAGCTACTTCCACATTATCTGCTTGTTCCATTTTTTTCTACCTTTTCTGCATGTTTAATACGCCTCTCAATGAGGCCGACTAAATACCGCTGCCCCTCAAGATGCCTTAACTCGGCATCAGAAGCTGCTGGCCCTGTGACTGCTTCGATGGTGATAGAGCGTAAATACTTCAACACTTCCTGTCCATTAGGAGTGCGAAACAACGATCTTATATCTTTGGATATTTTTTCATCGTTTTGTTTAGTACGAGGAAAATTGTCAATACCTAATTGATTAGACATCCTGTCCTTGCATCATCTGTTGTTGTTGCATTTGTTGCTGTCTCATTTGCTGTGCAGCTGCTATCAACTCTTCACGATCTATTTTATCGCGTACAAGCGTATCAGGCACACCAAACTTCTTAGCAAGATGCACCGCAACATCTTCTGAGCTTACAAGTAGGTTAAGGATTTCTGGCCCAAACGTACCACCAACCAGCTGCAAGTAACGAGATATAGATGATATATCTTGATTAGCTTGCGCTTGTGCAAGAGGTGATACAGAACGAATCTTTACTTCACGCCCATTGATTGTAGGTAAATCAATGCGACCTTGCTTCTTTAATATGTAAACGACCCGCTGCAAGATTGGTTGCACCATCTCTGCTTGCAGTCTGCCAAAGGCAGAGCCAATCCGTCTGGATAGGTCAGCCATGCGTTCTGCCACTTCAGTTGCGCTAGCGGGTGTTTTGTTGGGGTCGCCAAGCATATCGTTATACAACGCTCGCTTGATGTTACTGCGCATATCCCCAAGAACTAACTGGGCAACATCAAAGTTGCCAGCATTCCTGATCGGCTGCAAACCTTGCGACCCCATAGCTTTAGGAATGATGGTTCCCGGCACAAGGTTAATTGTGTCAGTGTTAATAATACCATCATCATCCATTTGATAGATGCCAGAGATAGCCATTTGCGCATTCTCTAACACAAGCTCAATAGTCAGGTTAGTTGTCTTAATTGCAGACAATGCATTGATGAGTGGGCCACGCCCATAAATTTCACCACTAGCTTTTGACCAACGGAAACAAACATAAGGGTTTGCGCCAGTACCTTTGAACTGATCAACAACAATAGTCTCTTGTTCTGGTACGTTAATTACATAAAAGTCAAAGCGATCTTCGTTTCGCTTCTCATAGTTCCGGCAAACAATCTCAACAATTTGTACTTTGCCATCAGGATTGTTGGCTATTGCTTTGGCGGTTCTTTCTTGAAATACCGCTTTTGGATACGCCACAGGCAAATCCGAATACTTGAGAGAACGCTGTCTATATACATGGTCAATTTTATCATCCGGGCCTGTATCAAGATATACACTCGGTAATGGAATCGCATTGAAACGAACCGGGTTAATTGCGTCACCTTCTTCCACAAGAAGAATACCTGTGCCAACAGCCAAGTCCATAAACGATTCATGAACTTCTTGCCCAAAGTTAGAGTTCTGGATAATTTCAAATACATAATCTGTTACCTGATCCAAGCTGTTATTAACATCATCAGCTTCTTGTTCTGGCACTTCACTGCCAGCAAGGAGGTCAGCCCAACGTGCAAAGTTAGGAACAAGACCTGATTGCAATCTTGATGCAAACTCTTGTGTACCTACAACGGCAGTCTCATCAAAGATTTTATCATCACGGCGTTGACCGGGGCTTTCATAAAAGAAGCTCTGTCGCATTGGAAGAGCGTATTCATAACACTCTTCAAACAATGATTCAAAAAGTACACGGTTCTGCTTAGACTTTTCGAACCGCTCCAGCATACGCCGTGCAACTGTATCCATTATATTGTCTCATCAAAATAGCCAACACCACCAGCTTGACCTGTAATTAGGGAACGCTGACCTGTGCCGCCACGCTTGCGTCTGCGAACTTGATCTTGCAATCTTTTTTGACGCTCTTCTTTTTGCGTCTCTTCTTGCTCTGCCATCATACGCTTACGCTCTTCACGCGCAGCTTTTGCTTCTTCAGATTCACCGGGAGCTTGAGGCTTTGAAATGCCAAGTAAGCCACGAGTAAGTTTTACAACTGGCTTAAAAACAGATGAGGTACACATGCTAATCTCCTTTATGCCCTAATAACCCTATGCATGTTTGCAACGCAACGCACAATTACATTCTTGACCACAGGCCCTGTCTTCTTGGCTTTGGCCTACGGCTGAACACATCGAACTCCGTCTTAGCTTGGAATGGCTTAGTAGTTGCAGAAACATTGCGCAATATGTTTCTACCTTCACCAGCACCCATCATTAAATATTGCAATGCATCATGTATGTGAGAGAAGTGGTTTTTCTCCGGCTTGTCATCAAACCTTTCACCAGATACTTGCATACGTTTATATTGATAGCCACCCTCAAAGCCTTTAATTAAAGTACGGCACCGAGGGTCAACAAGAAACCCAGACGCACCCTCAATCATTCTATTCAATGGTGCATTAACAGATTCAAGACGCAGCGACACATCATTTGATTGCGCTGGCCTTGCATTCAAGCCGCAGCCGCGCAGTATCTGGAACGGTGTAGATTCATCAGTTTGTGCGCGGAAGTCGCCAGCCGGATCACCTATAATATTTATTTCGCAATCACCATAACGTGATGAAATCTCTTGCCGCATCACCTCACTAAACCTAACAATGCCCATGTCAAATGCCACAATCTCTTGCAAGATTAGCCAACGTCCACGCACTTTCTGCCCTATTACAGCAGCAGGAGTAAGGCCAAAGTCAACACCAATATATACAGGCACACCCGATGCCACAGGGATTTCTTCCTTGGCGACGTGGGTATCAGTAACAAACATGGGATAAACGGGTTTGCCATCTTTGATAGTACCTAACTGATTCATTACATAGACATCAATCCAACTCTTCGTCTTTCCCCTGACGATATTCGGATAGTAGTCTTTCCTCATATTGTTTTGATTTTCTGCACTCTCGTTTGGGATATAATCGTTGACGTTGCCTTCCTGATCTTTGACTTCCGTCATGCCAGCTGGCTGAGTGTAGAACTCCCAATTGTCTGGCTTTACCAACATTTTTGCTTCGTCTTTGGGTATGTGATCTGGTATCGGCACTTCGCCCGACATTATCGGCCACCAATGATCCTCCTCTGGAGCGTTAGTATCTGCAATTACACCTGTCCATGTGCAGCCGCCGTCTTTCATAGAGGGGTAACGACCAACACGCATAGTACAAGCATCGATGATAGACTTGGGTATTTCCCTAGCCTCGTTGATCCATATGCCTGTAAGTTCTAATGACAACAACTTCTTGACATCTTCTGGCCTATCTAATGCCAAGAAGATAACTTCAAGATCGATGTCAGCCCTTTTAATATGGTGTGTGTATGGCACAGACCAAAGGAACTTGCCCCACTCTTCTTCTGGAAACCAGTCAAGCCATGTCTTAATAGTTGTAGTTTTAAGCTGTGGGTTGGTGTTACGGATAATAGCCCAGCGACTATGACGCTTTCCATCTTCCGCTTTTTTCTGTTCAAGTGCGCGGCGAAAGATTTCAACACAACAACATACAGACTTACCAGAACCTACTGGCCCTCTAAGGCCACGGAAGAATACGTCAGACTTCATAAAGCCTTTCAGTACCTGACCGTCTGGCTTATACTTAAAGTTGGTCAACCTTATTATCCTTGCCAAACTTAATCATACGCTCAACAACCTCTGGCCCTATAACAGATATAACCTTGTCTGCCTCGCGGTCAGTGCAAAATTCTTTTGGGTGGTGAGCAAGGTGTACCTTCTTCACTATTTTTCTAAGAAGGTCACGCTCTTCTTTCTTTAGTGTGTGTAAAAAACTCATGCTGCCTCAAGAATAAAAAAGCCAATAAACATTACTAACAATATAATGCCTATTATACCAGAGCCAATAATTATGTTTTCTATAAGCTGTTGTTGTTTGCGATGCGCTTCAAGCTGTTGCTTCTGACGCTCGACCCTAGCTTTGCGTTGGAACTCAATCCAGTCTTGATACAGCCCCGGCCTACCATACAACTGCATATAAGATCTAAGATCAGCTTCTTTCTTACGCAACTCTTCAAGAGCCATAAACTCTTGGAAGTCATCACCAAACATAGATGACTTCTTCTTTAATTGTTTTTGTCTGATAGTTTCTTGTGAGTGGACAAACTTACTTATCTCACTGCCAACAGATGCTAACTCGCGTCCATTCTGGATGGCTGTCTTAATAACAGCAAACGCCGCATTAGCAGCTGCGAGTTCGGCAAGCATTATCTAAACCTTTTAGCTATGCGTCTTGCAACCTTGGGCTGGCTTGAAAACTGTTTGCCCTTCTTTGTGTCTTCACGTTTCTTTTTGCTGCTTGCTGCATATTGGCTAGCACTCATAGCTTTGATAGCAGCTGAAGGCAGATACCGTTCACCAGTAGCTTTAGAACCTTGCGTTGATGGCTTGCCTGACTTAGTGCGCCACTTCTGCTTTGTCCAGTTGACTAATGACTTCTGCGGCTTCTTCATGAGGTATATCCACCACCTTTAGCTTTATAGGCTTTAGCCAGCATCTGCGCCTTACGCGCAGACCACTGACCCGGCTTGCCGCCTTTACCGCCAGCTTTTATGCGATTGAACAAAGCCTTGCGCATTCCCGGCTTTGTATAGTTACCAGCTTCGTTAACTGCCATTCTTTTTAGACTTCATAATTTTTTTCTTCAACGCTTCTGGCAGCTTCTTTTGCCCAGCAGTAAGCATTGACTTCTTTGGTGGACGACCCTTCTTTGAACCGTATGTTCCTTTACCCATTGGCATTTTTATTCTCCTGATTACCAAACATACTGCGATTGCCAGCACCACCTCTCATGCGAAGGTTGCGCGGACGAACTCTTTTGGCGGCTTTCTTAGCAACCTTTTCACGTTCTTTATTTACAGCTTTTGTTGTAGGGATGTTTTGCGCTGGCGAAATTTGACCAGCTTTTTTAAACATACCCGAAGCAATCCCTGCTTTAATTGCCATGCTCAAACACATTACGCTTTCGCTTTCTTTGCTTTGTTACGCTTAGTAATTGCCCTAGCCTTGCGAACTGCATCAGCTTTGGACGATGCACCCCATGCTTTTAAGGATAGCAACAAACGTGTTGGTCTACCCTTGCTGTCTCTTTCCGGCCCCCTCATCTTTCCCATCCGTGCTAAGAAGCTGGCGCGACGTGGGTTGTCCCCTGACTTTACAGGAGCTTTGAGTTTGCCGCCTTTGTAGGAGGCGCGACCTTTGGCGTTGAGACCACCTTGAGGGTTCTTTCCGGCTTTGCGTGTCCATGCTGGGGTTTTAAACTTTCTAGCCATTATGCAGATATATCCATTGATGCAGTAAAGGTGTCCCACAACTTCTTACGCTTGTTGGTCATCGGCCCTTCAAATACAAACGTAGATGCTGTTGGTTCAATGTCGTTGTCAAAGTCCATATCAACAACTTGTGGCTCATCCGGTATGCGTATGCGCACCTTTAATGCATCCTCGCGGCTAGTGCCATCTGGGTTCTCTGGCATTAACATTCCACCAATAAATTCTGGAAGTGCAGTAGCTATTCCACCACCGCCAATATCTCTAGCAAATTTTTTAACAAACTCAATCCCGCCCATAGGTTCAAAGTCATATGTGTCAAAGACAGTGTATTCTCCACCTATCTTTGTTAAACCAAAGGTGCCTAAAGACATATGCGTTTTAAATGCGTCGCCTTGATCATCAACTTTAAATACAGATAAAATTTCATCCAAACCTATTTCCTCAACCTCTCCTTCTTTCATATCAGGATATAAGGTTGTGGCAACCGTGCGCAATGTTTCTAACGATTCGCCAGATATATTGCTTTCAGTAATCTCTTTATCCAATGGATTCATAAACTCAGGCAGCAAAGAATTAACTACACCACGGATGTAGAAGTTCTTGTGCATATCCATATTGGATAACATGTCATTTAATGAGGGCATCGAACCTTCTGCCAAAAATATTTTTAACAGATGCAATATTGCAGATGGCTTTAAGGTTGCTCAACGCACAATTGAACATCGAGCCTTTTTAAGAATTACAAGAGTGAAGGGCGGGGTCGAGGGGGACACCACCTAGTTTTTGGGGCCACCACCATGCCGCACCGAATTGCCACGCACATATTCGCCAGTCTCCGTGTAGCCGACGCGATCTAGGATCGCAGGGCTACACACACATATAACCTGTGTGGGTTGCAACACGCGCAGCGCATTGCGCTGCTAGGGTTGCA